GTGGAAATGGTGAAAGTTACACCATAAACAATATATGGCCAACTTCTATTGCTGAAATGGCAGTAGATTGGAGTGTCGATGGATTCATGGAGTATGCTGTCGAATGGTGTTTTGATACTTGGACACACAACTAATAGAAATAGATAAATGAATGGCTTTCGCACTTTCAGAATTCAAATCAAATTTAACAGGGGGTGGTGCTCGATCATCCCTTTTTAATGTTAATATTTCATTTCCCACAGCATTATCACAATCCCCAACAACTTTAACTGGCGGTGTTCCTGGCTCAGCTGGGCAGGGTCAACCAATAAATACTTCTGCTCAATCTTTAATGCCATTTTTAGTTTCAGCCGCTTCTATTCCCGCATCCACACTCGGAACATACGATATATTTTATCACGGAAAAGCACTCAAAGTTGCATCCGATAGAACTTTTGATGCGTGGGAAACTACAATTATCAACGATGAAGATTTTGCTATACGAAGTGACCTTGAAAAATGGATAAATCTCATCTCAAAACCTGACCTAAATACTAGAGATACCAATATGGTAGGAAGATCCACTGAGAAAGAAGGTACTAATGCTAAGTACAAATCAACTGCAACTGTTACTCAGTTTAGTAAGGATGGAAGTAGTTTAAGAAAATATAAGTTTTTAGGAATATTTCCAACTACATTATCTAGCATTGCTCTTAGTTGGGATTCCAGTGCAATAGAAACGTATACTTGTGGTTGGGCATATGATTCGTGGGAAATTGGATAATGAATAAGTATATCACAATAAAAGGAGAATATAATGGCTTTTGAAATTTTTGGTTTCAAAATTGAGAGAAAAAATCAAGGCGCACCAGACGCACTTGTACCTGCATTTACTTTGCCGGAAAATGACGATGGTTCGATGATGGTATCTGGAGCTGGTGCTTATGGCACTTCTCTAGATTTAGATGGTCAGTATAAAACCGAACTGGAGTTAATCCTCAAATATCGAGAAATGGCTCAAACTTCTGATTGCGAAATAGCAATAGATAACATCATCAATGAATCAATCGTAATAGATGATTCTCGAAATCCAGTTGACATCATTCTTGATAGAACAAATTTGTCGGCCGGAATTAAGACAAAAGTAATCAACGAATTTGAAACAGTCTTGGATTTGTTGAATTTTAATAATTTTGGTTACGATATTTTTCGCAGATGGTATGTAGAAGGTAAGTTGTATTACCATATCATGATAGATGAGAACAATCCGAATCTTGGAATTGTTGAACTCCGTAGTCTAGATGCTACAAAAATCAAAAAAATAAAACAAGTAAAATCTAAAGATACTTCTGATCCAAAGAAAAAAGAAATTAGTCTTGAACAAATGTTCAACTATAATGAATCTGGATTGGGAAATAGAACATCTGATGGTGTATTAATTTCGAGTGATAGTATCGCATATTCTACATCTGGTTTACTTAATCCCTCAAAAACTGGTGTATTATCTTATCTCCACAAAGCAATCAAACCACTCAATCAACTCCGAATGGTAGAAGACGCTATTGTCATCTATCGTATCTCAAGAGCACCTGAACGAAGGATTTTCTATATTGATGTTGGTAATCTACCTAAATTAAAAGCAGAACAATATATTCGTGACATTATGACACGATATAAGAATAAACTGGTATATGATTCAACTACTGGTGAAGTCAAAGACGACAGACGACATCAATCAATGTTGGAAGATTACTGGTTGCCTCGTAGAGAAGGTGGGAGAGGAACTGAAATTACTACACTTCCAGGCGGAGAGAACTTAGGTCAGTTGGATGACGTAGAATACTTTCAGAAAAAACTTTATAAAGCAATGCACGTTCCTGTATCTCGACTAGAGGCTGACTCTGGTTTCTCTTTGGGAAGAGAAAGTGAGATTACTAGAGATGAACTTCTTTTCAGTAAGTTTATTGGTAAATTACAAACAAGATTTGCAATGCTTTTTGGTGAAATACTTGAAAAACAGTTGATTCTGAAAAATATAATTACCTCTGAAGAATGGTCTCAAATAAAAGACAGAGTTCATTATAAGTTTGAAAAGGATCATTATTATACAGAATTTAAACAACAAGAAACACTGACTCAAAGAGTTGATCTTGCCAGAAACATGGAAGAATATGTTGGTAATTATTATTCCAGAGAATTTTTTAGGAAAAATATTCTCAGACAGTCAGAAGAAGAAATAAGAGACCAAGATACTCAGATAGAAAAAGAGAAAAAAGAAGGTGAATTTGATGGTGATATGACCGTTGATGAATTTTAGTGAGTCAACAATGTTTATAAATATTAATAGATAATTTTTTGGAGATAAAAAATGGCAGAACAACCAGTACAAAAAGAATTTAAAGCTGTAGACATTGTAGATTTTGCAATGAGTGCACAACCAATAAAAGTAAACGATGCTTTTGATTCTATTATAGCAGACAAAGTAATAAGTTCTTTGGCGACAAGAAAACAGGAAGTTTCTGCGCAAATGTTTAAAGATAAAGTAGAAGTTCAACCAGAAGTAGAAGTTCAATCCGAACCTCAACCAGAAGTAGAAGCACAACCAATGGAGACACAATAATGATTTTAACACTTAAAGGAGCAGAATCGGCTGCACCTACTGGAACTAGTACAGCAAATAATATGACTAAATCTACAATAGTAAGATGTGTTAATTCTGGCACAGACGCAAGATTAGTAACTCTTGAAGAGGCTGGTGGAACTGATATAGGAACATTTACCGTACCAGCAAGTGGAGTTGAATATATTCATAAAAATCCAACAGATGAAATATTTGCAGCACACGCTGAAATCTTATTGTCCGCTGTTGCGAGAAATTGACAGGAGAAAGAAATGATTCTAGAAATTAAAATGACTGAAATCGCGGGGCCTGCGAATGGTTCTGAAACTACTGTTTTGGCAGCTACATTAGTAAGATGTGCAAATGCAGGAAGTACAGCAAGATTAGTTACTGTAGAAGACGGTTCTGATACTCTTGTAGCTTCAACTACTGTTGGTGCAAATAAGGTTGAATATATTCGTAAATTACCAACAGAAGTGATATTTACTTCTCACGCAGACATTAAACTAAGTAAAGTAGGAACGTACTCAGGATGAAATCATTTAAAGATTTACAAACCGAATTGATATCGTTGAAAGAAGATGGTCATACTGATGTTGCAAGTGCAGTTAGACAATGTAAAATTGTTATAGAAGACGCAGCTCAAATATTGAAAAAACTACAGAGTATGGATTCAGAAGAATCTTTACCTACTTGGTGGTCTAATAAGATTGCGATATCATCGAATAGTTTCAATAAAATGAGAGACTATCTATTAGTTCCGAGTACAGAGTCAGTCAACGTTAAGGAAGATGTTATTGACCAGTTAAGAAGTATAGTAAAAAAGAAAAAAGAATCGGATATAACTTTTAAATCTGGAACATCTGTACCAATTGATGCGGATTCAGCAAAAACTATTTTGAAGACATTTGATTCACTAAATAGTAGTAATAAGAAAAAAACACAAGACAGCATGAACAAAGATACAAAATCATTCATGAAAGTCTTAGATTTTGCATTTAATAACGTAAAGTAAAAGGAAACTAGATGCCCTCTTTAAATGAATTTTACATCGATAAAGAAAAACGAGAATTGATCAATATGATCTATTCAGCAAAATATATAAGTGAAGAACAAAAAGAAGTGATGATGGGTGCATTAACAGAAGCGTTTAATGTTAAACAAGAGATTGAAGTTTTAAAAAACGATATTCGGGATTATACTCAAGACGAGATACAAGAGAAAGACCCTGAGAAAAAAGCAAGAATAAAAAGACTAATTGCTAATAAAAAAGAAAAGATTAAAGATTTTGAAGACAGACTAAGAAACCAAGCACAAAAAGATAGAGAACGTTCATAAAAGGGATAGACAAATGAAACTAATTTGCGAGTTACAAGAGGCTGTAGATTATGAGCTAATTGAAGCAAGTACTGAAAAACCGAAGCAGTATTTTATCGAAGGTATTTTCATGCAATCGGAAGTAAAGAATAAAAATGGTAGATTATATCCTTTGGAAGTTCTTGAAAAAGAAGTAAAACGTTATGTGAAAGAATATGTCGAACCAAAACGTGCATTTGGAGAGTTAGGTCACCCTGACGGACCAACTGTTAATTTGGATCGTGCTTCTCATATGATTACTTCTTTGGTAAAAGAAGGGTCTAACTTTGTTGGTCGAGCAAAAATACTCGATACACCAAACGGAAAGATCGTAAAGAGTTTTATTGATGAAGGTTGCAAATTGGGCGTTTCCTCAAGGGGAATGGGAACTTTGAAATCAGAATCAAAAGACAAGGCACAGGTCGTTCAAAGCGATTTTTATCTTGCAACCGCTGCAGACATCGTTGCAGATCCATCCGCTCCTAATGCTTTCGTTGAAGGTATTATGGAAGGTAAGGAATGGGTTTGGGATAATGGACTACTAAGGGAACAAGATATAGAAAGAGCAAAGAAAATTATCAAAGCAGCTCCTTCAAAACAACTTGAAGAAATTAAGTTGAGAGAATTCAGTAAATTAATGTCTAATTTATGATTATTATAAATATTAACACGAACCAATTACTATAAATTTTTAGGAGTTTCAAATGAGTAACGAAGAAATTACAAACCAAGATGAAGTTCTGGAAGAAGTAGAACAACAGGATGAACTT